AATAGGTTAGATTTAAAATGTATGTCTTTAAGTGGTGACTTGTATAGAAACAATATTATGCTTTTAGAGTTAAAAGCAGAAGTAAACGAATTAAAAAAAACTAATAAAAACCTTTTAGAAAATGCCACGTTGTAAAAAATGCAAAGAAAAGTTTGAACAACTACACTTTAATCAAAAGTATTGTACAGATAAAACAGAATGTGTAGAAGAATGGATCAAGAAAGCAAAAGAAGTACAATGGAAAAAGAAAAAAAGACGAATGAAAGAAGAACTAAAAACCACAAGTGACTACGTTAAAGAAGCTCAAAAATGGGTAAACAAATTTGTAAGACTACGTGACAAAGATAAAGGTTGTGTAAGTTGTGGTACACCATTAGTAGGTAAATATGAC